TTACTACATTTTCTGCATTTAGAGAGCTAAGTCTGAATTTTGCAAAACGTTCAGACTTCATAGAACGAGCCGCATAACCGGTAGTGATATTAGGATTGAATACTATGAGCATCCGAGAATTTCCCTGCAAGTTACCTTCAATCGCATTATAAATAGTCTCGGATATGCCGGACGCTTCCGTTACAACGAACATGGTATTTGCTGCATGAAAACCAGACCAAACTTCTGTGGCATTATCATCCGCTTTGAACCCCGTTAAAAACCACTCCTCATAATTTGTTCTTATATCATCTGATACCAATCTTCCCGGACAACAAAACGGAAACTTTGCCCTTGCTGAACGTACAAGCCTTCTAACTTCTGGTGTCATAATGTTTTTTACCTGCCTTCCGGATGGAGCGGTTAATGCGACCTTTGTATTTTCAGACAAAACTCCATTTCCGTCAAAACGAGGAGTAAGATACATAAAACATAATGCAGCACAGGCGGCAACAAAATCTTTCCCTCTTGCCGTGCCTGATGCCACTGCGGTCATAGGATTATACTGCACAGATTCAATGATGGCTTGTTGTTCTTTGTCAAGCCTTGCGCAAAGCACATCACGTGCAAACTTGTTCCAATCTTTAGACCAATAGTGTATTGCTTCATTTATTATTTTTTTCTTCTCCTCGCTTGTTTTCATTACTGTATGAACCTGTAAGAGATTTCAAAGCATCTACCCATTCGTCATTGTCCACATTGACATCTTGCTTATCTTTCCAAATATCCGGTTTTCTGTTCTTCAGCCAAAATATTTGAGCGGTAGTATCCCCTACAATATGTTTCTTAGTTTTCTTAACGACAGTAGTTTGTGCTGACCCGTCTTCAGCAACCCTTACTTCTGTAACCGTTTCTTCATAATCATAACCGATAGCCCGTTTATATAATGCGCTTTCTACTTTCAGGTCTGCTTCATGCCGACTTTCCTTTAGCAATTCACGCACTTCTGGGTGTTGGAAAAGGATTCTTTTGTAGGTGGTAAGGCCAATTCCTAATCGCTTGCAAACCCCTTTATTATCAGCACCATTTCGACAATCGGATTTTATTATTTCTTCTTTGCCTTTGATATACTTATCATACAATGACAACTTTTCTCTCGGTCTACCTCTTCCCGGCATACTATTCCTCCTTTTCTCCCAAACCTTTCAGGTATGTATCGCAAATATCAATCATCCGTGCAAATGCAACTGTATTGCTCTTTATATTATATTTCTTCTTCACTTCGGTAGCCACTTTGATAAAAGCTTCATAAGAACCAATGACAATTGAGCAGTCTTCTGATAATTCCTGCTTTTCCAGTTCTGCAAGCACATCTTTAATATTATTGCTCCTGCTTTCTGTAAATAGGAATTTCATTTCGGTAAGTTCAATATCTCCATCATTAATGGATACGGTTGGTATTGTATCCATAAACTTGATACCGTTCAATCCAGAATACTCCCGTGATTCTATGCTGCGCATTTCCGAATATATTTCTTTGAGCATTTGCATGTTATCCTTGCCGACCAAAGCGTTATGGGATAATGTATAAGCAATCTGCTTGTCCTTATCTACCTCTTCAATATAGAGGATTAGGATATATTCAAGTTTCGCCTTGATACTTGCTTTCAGCCGATGGTTTCCTGACAAAATAAGGTATTTCCCATCATGCCGTTTCATAGCAAACGGCAGTTGGGAGAGGAAACCGTCTTCCGCCACATTCGCTGTCAGCCTGTCAAGCGTCTGCTTTTCCATATAATGGGCGTTTTTCTCCAATGGAACGCAATCTTCGGTCGGACTGACGTATGCCAGTTGATATGGAGCAATCAATTTGTTCACTTCATCCAGTTTCTCTTGAATGAAATGCACATCCTTTATTTCTTGTACTTTCTTATCCATAACGCATATAGTTCATTTAACGAGTTCTCTGTAAAATCGGATGAATACATCAATTTGCCTTCATCCCTACGTTCAAGGTTGAACACACCCCTGTATTTCATCGATACCGGACTGGTAGTATAGACGGTAGTCTTCACACCATCATAATAATTATACATCTTCCGTGCAATCAACCTCCGGACATCGTGGGATTTCACCAACATGATAAGTAATTTACTCAAACGTTGGGTCTCAGAATTAACAACGAAATCGCTTTGCATAAATATCTGCGACAATGTGGACAATTGCTTGATAAATGATGTAAAACCGAAAGCCATACCGTCGGCCATGAACACAAGGCCAAAATCTCCGCCTGTTGTGTAATTGACCTTGTTTGCCATGTAGAATGCCTTATAATAATTCACGTCATTAACGGTACATGGGCGAACCGTAATTACTGTTTCGATCGTAAATTGATAGTCTACCGGAAGTATGTGGATACGTGAAGGCTTGACGTATTTGTCACGCTCAATGTAATAATGGTTATTTGTCCGGAGACTTGAATAGGCAAACAGAGGATTTTTATTTGTGCCAAGCCTTATTTTTCCGACCAAGTAATTTTCCAATATATCAAAGTGCTTATCTGAATAAATGATATTTTCATCGCTATCCAACAATTCCTTAAATATTACACCACCTTCTTTGGGGTCGAATATGTTATAAGAGGAATGTTCATATTTAAAACTCTCCTCCACGTAACCAAACATTTTCTCGTACCCGCCTTTGTAAGTAGGGGGAAAGCTGATACCCACGCCTTTGCCTCTTTTCATTTTTAGGAAGTCCAAAAAGTCCCCGTAGTAAAAACTTTTAATATTAAAATTAAGTGCGCCTTTTTCAATCTTAGATATAGTATTATGATAATAAACTTTTGATTGTTCAATAAAAGCGTTAAACATTTCTTCTTGGTAATCGTTTTTCCTTTGGTGAAAGTTTGATACTCTCATTGCAAACATTACTTGAATAAGTTTTTTGTATTTAGTGTCATCCCATGTGTCAAAAACCATACGTAATTCAGGATTCACAACTTCAATATCAGTATTTGTATCAAGTAATAGATCAGAAATTAGTTTGGAATATAGACTTACATCATTAGAATGTACTGTGTATCCCATAGCTGACATGATTTTATCGGTGGTGTAGTTTCCTGAACATCCGATAAAAACATCTTTTCCTTTTACTCCTTTCATCAAATCCTGAAGGAGCAGTTTAACTTCCGGTGGTGTCGTTCCTGTAAACATATATTTAGGTTGTATATAACTTTATATACATTTTGCGTTAAGTACCTGCCGGGCATATTCCCGGCAGACTTAAACACAAATTCAATCATTCTTCAAGTTACTTGCAAGAACACTCATGCAATTTTTTCGGCTTCTTTCAGTCGTGTCAGATGGCAATTTCCATCACCCCGTAAACTGCACAAGTTTTCATGTTCTTGCTTTTGCTTATCGCTACTATAAGGGTTGAGCGGAAACAGGGAATCGAACCCCACTCTTTGGCTGGAATGCCAACGCTCTACCGATGAGCTATTTCCGCAAATGCCTATGCTGTCAAACCACCGCTTGCTTGGCAAATTTGACAGCATCCCATCAAACGCTATTGACGGTTGGCTGATAAATTCCGGTTTTCATAAACATTGCCAATGATTTCATATTCATAGGTGGACTTTCCACTTGCGTTGCCATCAACCCAATTACTTTCCTTAACAAGAATGCAAACAGGAAGTCCATAACGACTATTATTTTTAAGACCAAAGGATCCATCACGAAAAACGATTTCAGCTATATATTCATCAGGATAACCGCTTTTAGTAGTTTTCTTTACAATGTCACCCTCATATATTTTTTCCCCGTTCTTATCAAACAATCCAGTGAACTGCCCAACGGTTTCGGGATGAACGAAAAATGTTCCAATAGTACCATTCGTAGTATGGATAGCTGGGCACGTTACCATACTTCCTTTTGGCGTTAATGTTGTCACCAAATCACCATCAACCCACATCCCGTTATCTATCCGTTTACCTCTAAACTTAATGCTTCTCATATTCAAAACAAACTTGCTTGTTCATACTCTGGTTCTTTCTTCTCAACTACCCCGAACTCTGTTATCTCAATGCCAGTCTTTTCGGTAAGCCATTTTGCCAAAATATGACGATGGCAGAAATCACCCGGTTTTTCGTAACAGCAGAGAGCAACATCTTTGCCTTCACTTAATGATTCGATTTGTTCGATTACCTTATTAGCATCTTGACTCGCAAGAATCCTGTCGTAAAGCTTAAGATACTCATCATGAGAACAAGGTCCACTTACCATATAGCGGGTAGGACAAACATTCAACATTTGAGGAACGTTAACCATAAATCTAGGCTTACCAATGGCTACGCAAATAATTTTAATTCCAGCTTCTTTTAATTTTCGGCTATTTCCGAAATAACTTGTGTAAATTTTCATTGCTCTTTTTTTTATTTTTATGGTGTAAAGATATAAAATATGACGTAAAAAACGTCACTTTTAGTCATAAATTTATTTAATTTGATGATTTTATTGTCTCAACCTTGTAACATTTCATCATGTGATCTGTTTCACGCCCCATGTTGAAGGTATTACCAAGGTAATACTTGTGAGCTTCTTGCTCTGATAGATTAATAGGAGTAACAAACCAGTCTTTATTACCTTGTTCGTCTTTTAAATACACTTTTACAGTTGTTTTCATTGCTCTATATTTTATCCGTTATACGCTGCTGTTATCTCTTCTGCATGAAGTTCTTTTCTCAACTCACCGTTCTTGTATATTCTTACAGATACGATTCTAACCGTATCGGACAAGAAACGTCCGCAGTCCCTCGTCACCTTTTGTTCCAGCTTCAAAGCTTTAGCCAAACTTTTTGTACGCTTCTTTATTGTGTTTTTGAATCCGAAAACATAATCTTCCGTGTCAATCTCAAACTGGTATGTAGTTGAATGCAATACCCGGTTAAGTTCTTCTGTCATTTGTTGTACCCTATTCATTGCTCTTATTATTTAAGTTGTTATTTTTGATATGTAAAGATACAAATAATATATTGATTACCAATAAGTTAAATCAAAAATATACATAGCTTAAACTTTGTTTAACTATTTCATTTTCAAGTACTTAGATGTAATAATAGACTTACTTTTCTCAATCTCTTTGTCGGTGTCAATTCCAAGTTGGCGATAGAACGAGGAATTACCGGAAAGGCTTTCGCTTGCTATTTTCAAGGTTCTTTGCTCTTCTTTGGTAAACCCCATGCGGAAAGTGGAGAAAATAGTCAGTGCGGCTTTAAAATCACCGCACTGGAGTAGTGAAATCGCTTTGTTGGTTTTCGTTTCCATTAATCTATGAATTTTTGCGATCCAATCATTTCATTTGCCCTACTAGCATTTACAAAATAAAAGCGTCCCTTAGAAACATAACTGTCTTCTGATGTGTGCACTTTTATAGCGTAATATTGTCTTTGAGCTTGTGAATAACATACTTTCCAGATTGTTTTCCATTTGACAATAAACTTGTTGCCTTTTGCTAGTTCTTGTCCTATTTCATCTGCTCTGAATTTAATCCCAGCTAGTACTAGTATATTTTTAGTTTCCATCTCCCCACAACTTTTTAGCCAGATCATATTTTTTTTGCAACTCATTCACTTCTTTTTTTGCATAAGTGAGGGTGTAGGAGTGACTACGTGGGTATTTGCCGGACTTTACACCTTCATGGTATTCTTTAGCTTGTTCCAGCTTATGCTCGTAGAAGTCGATACTTTCAGGCATTGAAAGATTGATCGTTTCAGCACGTTTTTCCCAATACTTGGCTACTCTTTCATGTTCGGCAGCTTTGTCGCTGAACTCAACACTTTTGCCCATATTATTCCAGGCATCATCAATCGCTTTTCGGTGCCGCTTTTCGCTATGATGTCCTACTTTGATAGGCTCACCGAGAGAAAGGAAATCAGCATCCTTATTTGACTTGTTATAAAATTCAGTACTCTTGCGTTCTGCGGATACAGCCCATTCACGTCTGCGTTCCGCTCTTTGCTTCGCCCATTCCTGAACATTGAAACCGTCAGCCCGAACGATAGAGTAATAATAGAAACCATCTTTCTCAAAAATCAGATTAAAAACGATGCTTTCATTTTCTTTGCCGTACTTGGTTGTAACCTCAATAACTTCTCCTTTTTCGTGCATTTCTTCGCACTTTGCCAAAAATACGTTTGGCGCAAATTTGTGGTACGTGTTCATTGCTCTTATGTATTAAATTGCTAACTTTAATCTTTCTATATCTCGAATAAGTCTATTGGCTCTCTGCCTTTCATTACTTGCAAAGTCTTCATTACAGATACTTTCGTAGAATGCCGCATTTTCTTCTGCTTCTTTTAACGACATCTCTTTGCGTTCTATCAAAGACTTTATTGTATCAATATTATTGCTATTAATAATTTCTTCTAAAGCTGTCTTCTTTGTTAATTCGATTGTTGCTTTCATTGCTCTTGTATTTTAATTGTTAGTAATATTGGTTTCTTTTAGTATTGTAAAGATACTCATTTTCAACGAGTTAGCCAAATATTTACACAATTATTTTAGTCGTAAAATACTCATAACCAAAGATTTAACATTTAGAGTAAAACAGCAAACATAATACAGATAATGCATCGGAAATGGTTACTTTGTACAGTTTATCCATTCCACTTTTTTAATTTATCCAAAAACTTGCTATCCCCTGAGTAATCAGCACTGATAGCCTTCTTGCTTTCGATAATCTGCTCTAAAAGTATTATACCTTCCTTTCTTATCTCTTCCACTTCGTTATAACCGCAAGCGTTGTCAACCAGTCTTTCGATGTTTGACTTGGGCTTAGAAAGTTGTTCACAGAGCATTCCCAAACGCCAGTAACAGA